AGAAGTCCTAGTAATGATATGCTTAATATCATAGATGAAATGCCACGTGATGTCCCGCTTACTTGGGAGAATTTACAGGCACAAATACTTAAACACAATGACAGGATATCCACCGATTTGGTTGCATTGGAAAGGAAGATCATGGACAGTATGCCAAGAACAAAGAATGGCAAACTGAGAAAAAATTGGGAAAGTTCATTTGCAAACAAACTTGAAGAGGCAAGAGTTTCTTATCAATCAAAGTTTGGTGGTGGAAATAGGTATATACGCATTGATGATGTCATGAAAGATATGCAGGAGACTGATAGGTTTATTTCATTTGGCGGAAGATCATTGGGTGAGGATAGACTATTAGGAAACTACAATCACAGACTTATAGTAGATAAGCATAGTGGTGAGATATCTATTCTCAAGTATGATGAGATGCGTCAGGGGTCTCACTCAGCAACGTTGGATGCCGTCTTAAACGCAAGCACTCCTGAAACCGTGGCTATAGATATCATCCCATTTACACGTAATGCTACAGGTGGATACAAGCAAGGGAACTCAGTTGCTAAAGTCATGACACAGGCAGAGCAGGCACAGGAAGTACGCAAAGGAATGGAACAAATGATGGGTTACGAATCCACACTTGGTGACCGTGCAAAGACGGCTGCTAAAGCAGGTGGCGTACTCACAGCAGGAGGGAATATACATGGCTACGCAACACAAGAAGACTGAAGCACAAGAGAAATGGTTTGAGTATTATATGCTCTCAGGCAATGCAGCCAAGGCTGCTGAGTTTGCTGGCTATGGCTCACCCAAACAGCGTGGCTACGAATTAAAGAACCGCTTCAAGAAAGAGATTGAAGAGAAACAGAAGGCTATGATTGTTGACGCAGTGCCCGGTGTGATCGCAAAGATCATTGAGATGGCACAAAGCGCAGAATCAGAAGCCGTCAGACTGAATGCTTGCAAGGACCTCATGGACCGTGCTGGCTTTAAACCTATTGATAAGACTGAAACGGAGATCACTACTACGGAGGCTAAGACTACAGAGCAACTAGAGCAGGAACTTGCTGATCTTACAAGGACTCTACAGTGAAAATACCACGTGGATGGCATCCATCTAAGGGATTAACACCTCTTGAAGAGTTCCAGTATATAAATGAATTAAAGAGGACCAAATCTCCACTGTATGATTATGCTATTACACTTGAAAAAGGATCAAATGATTTAGCATGGTTAAAGTATCAAGGTCTGGGTAATAAGTCCTATAAACAATGGAAAGATACCGCAGGTTTGAAATCAGCATTACAAGATGCTAAGACAAATACTGGCGGTCCTGTACAGCATCATACTGGAGTAGGAGCAAAAGTAATTCTTGGTGAGAGCGGTAAGGTTGTAGCAACACCTGCTGAGTTAGAGAGTTATAGGAATGGTGATTTAGAACTATACCATGACCCACAAAAAGGTGAATCTAGACTTGTAACTCAGGAAGAATACGATAGGCTTTCAACTGATGAGCCTGAAGTAAGAACAGGAAATAGGGGTGGATTACAGGGAAGGTTTGATGAGCCTTTAGGTGTAACTGCTAGGCCGAACCTGTTCACACCAGAAGAGGTTTCGCAACTACCAAGAAGGGGCGGGGCAAAAGATGAATACTATGCAGGTCCAAATGCAAGCGGTAAAACTCCAAAAGCATTAGCGTATTATGGAGCGCAGTCAGACCACAATAGATTTATAAAACGTGTTGCAGATCAGTTAGATGAAAAGGGATATTTCACTAACAAGGATGGAACACCTAAAATGTCTGGACATAAATCTCCTATTAGTAATCAGGAAATGACCGCTAGGCAGTATTTTGAATCCTCAAGAATTTTTAATTACGGTCATAGGGGTGCTGCATCAAATGCAGGTTTTGGCTCTATATCATCTTGGTTGGGAAATGCTGGCCCAGAATTTGAATACTTCAACAAACTTGAGGGAGCAATACTTACCCCAGAAGAAGCCATCATAATTAACGATATAAATGAACTCCAAGGCGAAACAGGAGATATGCTCTGGGATTCAAAAAATAAAGCACGTTTTCATGCAATGAATGCGGAACTTGATAAGTTGATTGAAGAGTATGGTTTAGAAATTCCTGATAAGGTATCTGCTGCAAGAACTGAAGCAAAAAATTATATCGATGCACTTGATGAATGGGAGTCTCCAGTAGACAACCAGAGAACAAAAGTGCATGGTCTTCTTAGCGACCCCGCTTTGAGTGGAATTGATGCTGCATCACAGGCTGGGAAATATTCTTTACTTGGTAGTCAAAACCAACTTGCGTTGCAAGGAAAGAATGTTGAATCAGCAGAAGTAATAAGGAGGCTGCAACTCTTAAACCAAGTAGATGGATTCCAGATGGATGCTTGGTTGCAAAATAGAGGCGCTGACCAGATAAGAAAACTATTAGGAGAAGAAGAGGCTAATAGAGTATTCGCTGCATTATCATCCGTTGATGAGCAGAAGACTTGGCTTCAATCTGTAAGAAGGGCATTAGATGATTTAAGAGATAATCCAAATGCAACGATTCAGAACATTACTGATAGGGCGATAAAGTATGGTGGCCGGGGTGTTTGGGGTATGGCACCAATTGGTCTTGGACTCATTGACCCAAAACTTGCTGAAAGATGGGATAACCTTGGAGTTCATCAGGGTGAGGATTTAATATCTGAAGCAACATCAATTCTTGATGAATATATGGGAACAGATATAGCATCAGGCGCTCAACAAACAGAGGATGTCGCACTTGGTGTTATGACTGATTTGCAGAATAGTGATAGTTGGCTTGATAAGGCAAGAGGCCATGTCGGTGAGTTTATTTATAACACAGCAAAGGCCGGTGTAACTGAGGTTCCGGGTTTTATTCAATCTTTATTTCAAGGTAAAGGCGATGTTACAAATATACATGAAGGTGTTGATGCGTTTACACAAGATGTTCTAATGCCTAGATTTTTTCAAGGGAGCGGTGGCGATCCTGCACTACAGGACGCAGTACCAATGCCCCAAGTTGAGCCAGTTAGTAATACAGTTCCAATGCCTAGCGTTAATCAATTACCTCAGAATGTGATGGAGTTATATCCAGAGGCTACACCTTGGAAGAAATACGGAGGCCTACTACAGAGGCAGTGGTGAACAAGAAACAACAACTAGAGCAAGCCATAGCAAACGCTAAGGAACTCAAGAAACGCAAGAAGTACAACCGAATAGAATTCTACGATCCGTATCCATTCCAGAAGGAATTCCATGATACCGGGTTTCAGCACAATCAGAGACTGTTGATGTGTGCCAACCGTATCGGTAAGTCCTATTCGGGAGCAGCAGAGATGGCGATGCACCTTACGGGACTCTACCCTGAATGGTGGCAAGGGAAGCGATACAGGAAGGCGATCACAGCGTGGGTTGGTGGTGTGTCAAACGAATCAACCCGGGACATCTGCCAAGCAGAATTACTGGGTGCCCCAGAAGACCCTGAGGCTTTCGGTACAGGGACCATACCCCGTGAGTGCATAGTCAGTACAGAACGTAAGCCGGGTATACCTAACGCCAAGGCAATAGCGTTGGTGAAGCATATCAGCGGTGATAACAGTAGCGTACACTTTAAGTCATATGAGTCCGGTACTGAGAAATGGATGGGACGTAGTGTGGACTGCATCTGGTTGGATGAGGAACCTGATAGGGAACTTTACTCCCAGAGCGTCACACGTACCCTAGACAGAAGAGGAATGGTTTATCTGACGTTCACCCCAGAGAAGGGCATGACTGAGACTGTAAGTGCGTTCATGAATGATTTGAAACGTGGACAGTCCCTCACGAATGCTACTTGGGATGATGCGTCAGAGGATATCAAAAGTATGTTCGGCAAGCCCGGACATCTGGACCATGATACGATGGAACAGATTCTGGCTGCATACTCACCGCATGAGCGGGAGATGAGGAAGTTTGGGAAACCTACGATTGGTTCAGGATTGGTTTTCCCAATACCAGAGGAGAAGTTGACAGTAGATGAGTTCACCATCCCTGATCACTGGCCCCGTATAGCCGGGATAGACTTTGGGTGGGACCATGATACAGCGGTAATTTGGGGAGCGCATGACACAGAAGAAGACATCTTCTACGTATACGATGCATATAACGCAAACAAGAGAAGTCCTGCGGAACATAGCAAAGAGATTCTTAGTCGCCCTAGTTTTATCCCTATTGCTTATCCCCACGATGGTAATAGGCGTGATAGCATGGGTAACCCGGGGTTGGCAGACCAGTATCGGAATCATGGGTGCAATTTTCTACTTGAGCATTTCACTAACCCACCCGCTTTGGGCCAGAAGAAAGGGTCCAATTCCGTGGAAGAAGGCATACAGCAGATGGTTGTATTTATGGAAGAGGGACGGTTTAAAATCTTTAGCAACCTCAGCCATGTATTGCAGGAGTATAGGCAATATCACAGGAAAGAAGGAAAGATCGTAGCAATCAGGGACGACAGTATGAGTGCCATGAGGTACTGCTTTATGAGCAGACGATGGGGAGTGGCAGGTGCAGATGAGACATGGAGTTTCAATTTTGAAAAACCAATACAATACCAGAATATGGGGATAGTGTGATGAATCCAAAAAAAGAACTTGAGCATATTAAAAGGCTTAACAAAGAAGGTGCATTTAAGGAAGGAAGAACTTACAACAGAGATGGATCAGTTGTTGGGAAAGGTCAGAGGCCGAATCATATCGGAACAAAACCTAAGAGAAAAAAGAACCCGTCAAAGTGGGCAAAACCATTACCAGACCTAGAGAAAATTATCAGACAGCAGTCAAGTGGGAATTATTCTAAAACATATCGGGACTAAAGATGAGCGATAAAGTAATAACAGAAGAGAACATCGTAAGCCGGATAGACTCTGAGATAGCAGATGCTCTAGGCTATGGTGACTTGCTCAGTGAGCAACGTGCCAAGGCGATGTCTTACTACTACTCAGAACCATTGGGTAATGAAGTAGACGGTAGAAGCCACTATGTGGACTCTACGGTACAGGACTCAGTTGAGTGGATCAAGCCATCCCTAATGCGTGTGTTCGCTTCTGGTGACGAACTGGTGCAGTTCCAGCCCACTAATATGAACGATGTGGCTGCTGCTGAACAGGCAACAGATTACGTCAACTATGTTCTGCAACGGCAGAACAATGGTTGGGAGATTCTTTACAACTGGTTCACTGATGCCCTCTTGCAAAAGAACGGCATCATCAAGGTATGGTGGGAAGAATCAGAAGGTTGGGAGCGTGAGGAATACCATGGTCTGAATGACACTGAGATGGAAGCATTGTTGATGGATGACTTTGTGGAAGTGGTTGAGCATGACGAATACCCAGCCCCTGATGGATCAGTTCTACATAATGTGATTATCAAGAGAAGCCTTACAGATGGTAAGGTTACTGTTGAGAATGTACCGCCTGAGGAATTCCTTATTAATCGTGAGTCAGAAAGCATACAGGATGCAAGGTTTGTTTGCCATCGTGTACGTAAAACCTTGTCAGAACTAAGGGAATTATACCCCGACATTGATGAGGAAGAACTTAAAGGTGGTGATGGTGGCCTCAATTACTCAATGGACATTGAGCGTGCAGCACGTTATATGTTCGATGACAGTTCAACCCCATACCCCCTTGATAACTCACCCAATGAGGATGCATTAAAGGAATATTGGTTGCATGAATCATTCCTAAGAACAGACTATGATAATGATGGCATAGCAGAATTACGTAAAGTCTGCACCATAGGCAGCACAATACTTTCTAATGAAGAGGTTGATAACATCCCATTCATTAGCATCACACCAATCAAGATACCCCATAAGTTCTTTGGGCTATCTATTGCTGACGTTGTTATGCCACTACAGAACATCAAGAGTTCCATCATGCGGAACCTCTTGGACAATATGTACAACCAGAACTTTGGAAGGTTTGCCGTACTTGAGGGTCAAGCGAATCTGGACGATTTGCTTACAGCACGCCCGGGCGGTATAGTCCGGGTTAAATCCCCCAACGCCGTCACACCTTTGGCTACCCCTTCACTGGAGCCTTATACGTTCCAGATGCTGGAGTACCTTGATGAGATACGTGAGTCCCGTACCGGGGTGAGCCGTACCAGTCAGGGTCTGAGCACAGATGCCCTCACATCCCATACCACGGCCACTGCCGTGAATGCGGTGATGACGGCTGCTCAGAGCCGGGTAGAATTAATTGCAAGACAGTTCGCAGAAACAGGCGTCAAGGAATTGATGTGTACGATCTATGAACTGCTGCTAAAGAATATGGATAGAAAGAAAGTAGTAAAATTACGTGAGGAGTGGGTTGAGGTAGACCCTTCATCATGGTCTGACAAGATGGATGCTACGGTATCTGTCGCATTGGGACACGGCAACAAAGACCAACAGGTTATGCAATTAAATAACTTGGTCCAGATGGCATCCCAACAGGCAAATTCACCCATGATTACCCCTGAGAATATGTATAACCTTACGTCTTCACTATTGAAGGCAATGGGTTATCAGAATGTCAATGACTTCATCACACCACCTGAACAGCAGAAACAACCAGAACCTGATCCAGTGCAACAGGCTACATTGAAAGCGATGGAAGTGGAAGACACTGTGAAGCAGGGTGAGTTGGAAGTTAAGCGCATGAAGGCTGAAAACGAAATCCAAGAAACCAAACTTGACGCACAGTTCAAGATGGTGGAGATGGAGATGGAAGCCGACAGGGATGCCCCGGTGAAGATAGGATAAATCATGTCAAATGAGTTACGTGAAGAACACGCAAAACGGCTGATCAAGGATACTCTGTTTCAGGAATCCTTTGTTACGCTGAAAGATCAACTGATGAATGAGTGGATGCACAGTCAGCATCTGGATGTGGAGCGGAGAGAATCATTATGGCTCTCAGTGAAACTGGTAGATAGATTGAAAGCGCACTTTGAATCAATTGCAGAAACAGGCAAAATGTCTGAATACCTAAAAACACACCCTTACATATAGGATTTAATTATGAACGACAACACAGCGGATAATGCTCCGGCACCCGCACCAGAGTTGGCAGAAGCCATTAATTTGGCACAAGCACAAGAAGCCATCTTAAAGCACTTGGACGCTGACGAAGCGCAACCAATTGCAGATGAAGAGGCAAGCACTACAGAAGAAACAGAATCGCAACCTGTAGAGGACGAAGAAGTTTTGGAGAGTGAGGCAGAAGACGAATCGGAATCGGAAGAGGAAGATGAGTACGAACCAGAAGATAATCGTGAAGAAGAAGGCGCAGATGACGAAGAGGTTTTCATTGTTAAGGTTAATGGTGAAGATACCGAAGTCTCATTTGATGAACTTCTAGAAGGATATTCACGAACATCTGATTACACCAAGAAGACGCAAGGTATAGCGGAAGAACGAAAGGTCATTGAACAAGCCAAAGAGCAATTCAGGTCTGAGTATGGTCAACTGCAAGTCGAACGTCAGCAGTATCAGCAAGCACTTGGACAGTTAGGCGCACAACTTAACGCCGGTATTATGAAGTACCAGAGTGTAGATTGGGCAGCGTTGAAGCAGGATGATCCGATTGCATACGTCACTAAGCGTGATGAGTTCCGTGAAGAACAGGAGCGCATTCAGGCGGTACAGGGACAGATGCAAGCGGTTAGTCAGCAGCAGCAAGCGGATGCAGAAAGAATGCATCGTGAATCTGTGGTTGAACAGACGGCCAAACTAGGTCAGTTAATTCCAGAATGGAATGATCCTAAGAAACAACCCGAACTAGCAAAGAGCATACGTGAGTATGCGCTGGGCGAAGGATACGAAGGAGCAGAGGTTGATGGGCTGATTGATGCACGATCAGTCAACGTACTCCTTAAGGCGATGAGATATGATGCTCTGCAAAAAGCAGATGTCAAAACCAAGAAGGTGCGTAACAAACCCAAGATGGTAAAGCCCGGTGCAAAGAGGGCGAAGACTGATGCAGCAAAAAGGCGTAAAGCCGAACTTTCAAATAAACTGAAGAAGTCAGGCAGCGAAAAGGATGCTGCTAAACTTCTGGAAGAACTCTTATAGGAGAAACTACTATGGCAGTACCCGCAAATACACGGGAAACTTACGATGCCACACAGGCTGATGGAAAATCTGCTGGCATCCGTGAAGACCTTTCCGATATCATATATAACATTTCACCGGAGGACACCCCCTTCATGAGTGGAATTGGCAAATCAACTTGCGACAACACTTACTTTGAGTGGCAGATTGATACGCTTGCCGATCCCACCGCCAACCGGCAGATTGAAGGTGATGATGCTTCCGTGCTGGCCGTCGTTGAGCCTGATCGTGTAGGCAACTATACGCAAATCAGTTCGAAAGCGGTGCGATCCAGCGGAACCGCAGAGGCGGTGGACTTTGCTGGCCGTAAGTCTACTCAGGCTTACCAGATGGCGAAGCGTGCGAAGGAGTTGAAGTTGGACATGGAGTCCATGCTTTTGGCTGCTGCGCAAGCCCCGACTGCTGGTTCGTCCGGTGTTGCCCGTGCCACTGGTTCGGTTGGTAACTGGATCACCACTAATGCTGTGGTTGGTACGGTTGTATCTGAAGACGACATCAAGGAAGTGATGGAACTGTGCTGGGAAGCCGGTGCCAAACCTAAAATCCTGATGTGTGATGGAGTTGTCAAACAGGCTATCTCTGCATTGTCGCAGAGTGTGTCAGAGTTGCGTACCGCAGCGAATGACAAGTCACCGGCATACGTCGTGGCTGCTGTTGACATCTATGTTTCCGACTTCGGAAATCTTCAGATTGTACCTAACCGTCTGATGCCCGCAGAGACTGCGTACTTCTTGGACTATTCGTTCTGGGATATCGCTTACCTGCGACCGTTTATGACGCATGACATTGCACGTACTGGTGACAGTATCGCACAGCAGTTGATTGTTGAGTACGGCCTCCGGGCTAAGAACGAAGCAGCCAACGGTAAAGTTACCGGCTGGGCTCCTGCTCCGTAAATCAAACTGGGATACCCCTCCTCCGGGAGGGGTTGACCTTTTGGAGAAATAATGAAACTTAAAAAGAAACACTTTGGTGCTAAGCCAGAGAAAAAGATTGAAGGTAAGAAGTTAGACCCA